GTCGGCTCCACGCTTGAACTACGCCCCATTGAGAGGCCCTCGGCCCATTGCGGATCTCATGCCGATAATTCGGGTTGGCGGGTTCAACTGAGGCTGCGTCCCCGCCATAGCCGCTCGGCCATCGCCGTGGTGCCCCGCGGGCCGAGATAGGCGAGCATCGCGACGAGCCCCATCGCCGCGCGGCCGTCGAGGGCGAGGTACGAGCTGAGCGCCTCGCCTATGAAGGCCATGGCGACGAGGGCGGGGATCTCCCAGAGGAGCTCGCGGCCGAAGAAGGCGCGGCGGCGGGCGCGGACCTCTCCGGTGTGATACATGAGCCGCCCCATGGCGGCGGCGATCAGCGTGGCGATGGCCCCGCCCCAGAGCGCGGTGATGGTGTCGATCAGTCCCTTTTCCGGCATCGCGCCGCTCCTGTTGTGCGCGCCATGCGCGGGTGTCGGCCCGGCCGGGAGCGGCCGGGTCCTGTCATGATGATCGGGAAGGCGGGGGCGCCTCAGGCGGTGGGCGGCTCGGGCCAGGCGATCCCGGCCGGGAAGCCCGGCTGTTCCGGCAGATCGCGGAGCGTCTGGCGATAGGCGGCCCAGGCGGCGCGGTCGACCGGCGCGTCCGGAACCTGCGTCCAGTCGCAGGCGGTGAGGAGCGCATCGCGCCGCGCGCGGGCCTCGGCGGCAAGAGCTTCGAGATCGTGCGGCTCGGGCACCCAGGCCTCGCCGCTCCAGGTGAAGCCGGCCCCGGGCTTCAGCGGCACCTCGACCGTGCCCTCGGGATAGGTGGCGCGCGTCTCGCTATCCGGATCGCTGATCGCTTGCCAGTATCTGCGCGACGGGTTATAAAAGCCACGTTCCATCAGCGAAGCTCCGTCCATTCCTCGATGCCACCGGATGTGAGCCGGTAGAAGTGATCCGCCGGCATGATGCCGAACGCCTCCCGCTTGTCCGACCCCGAGTTCAGCGCCTCACCGATCTTCACCCAGCCCGACACACCATTGAGGGACACCTGCAAGGCCTGAGGCGAACCGCTGCTGGTCCTGACGAACAGCGCGATGGGGCGTCCGGTGGTGTTCTGGTAGACCGTCCCGCTGGATCTCGATGCGGCCGTATCCGGCCATGCCTGTCCCCATCCGAGCATTCTGGCATCGCGGTAGGCGGCCAATTTTGCTGGACTTAGGACGGCCTCGGTCGTGTCGGACGGATCGCGCCATTGCGCCTGCGTCCGGGTGATGCCGTTGATTGTGGGGTCGCCGGCGCTGCCCGAGCCGTAGAGGATCTGGATGCCATTGTTGCCGCCGGAGGTGAGGCTGCGCGCCACGACGCCGCCGCTGGTCTTGACCATGATGCCCGTGCCGGCCGCCTCGAGCTGATCGCCCGCGGGGCGCGCCACGAGCTCGGGGGCGCTGCCGTCCTCCTTCACGCGGAGGAACTGGCCGGCCTTGCCGGCGAGCGGTGGCAGGGCGCCCCCGAGCGCCGCGGTGAGGGCGGCCTCGGCCTGGGCCTCGGTATAGCGCGCGATCCGCTCGAGCCAGGCGGGGAAGGCGCCCCACTGATAGAGGATCGTGGCCTCGGCATTGGCGCTGAAGGTCTCGGGGTTCGAGCGCAGCGCCGGGGGCGGGGCGGGGGGTCTTGCGGGGATGGGCATCAGACGATTCCTTGCACGTCGATCTGCAGGAGGCTCCAGGCGTCGGTCTGGTAGGCCGAGCGGTAGCCGCGATAGAAGCCGTAGTTCATGGCGGCCTTCCTCGGATCGTCGTCGCCGATCCAGACCGCCGCCGTCCCGCCCCGGAGGGTGCGGAGGCGGGCGTCGAGGCCGAGGAGGCGGGCATTCTCCACCCAGACCTCGAAGCTGCTGAGCCGCGTGGCCGCCCGGCGCACCGTGGTCAGGTCGCCGAACTCGTCCTGCGCCACATAGCTGAAGTCGACGCCCTGGAAGCCCGAGCCCTTGATCGCGGTGCGGCCGACCGGCCAGAGCGGGCCGCAGACCAGCTGGCCGATGCTGACGGTGCCGCCCGGGCGCAGCGCCTCGACCTTCAGCACCGCATTGGCATAGGGCGGCAGGTCGGTCAGGACGAACTCGGAAAGCTCGGTGATCGGCTCGAAGAAATAGCCGGACCAGTCGCCGACCACCGTCTCGTCCTGCATGACGATCTCGCGGGCGTAGATCTCGGCGCCGGCGTTCGTCAGGGTCACGCGCACCTTCGCGGCCGAGATCTCGAAGCCCGCGACGCCCGCGATGGCCACGCCCGGCGCGAGCTCCACCGTGATCGCCTCGGCCGCGGTGGCGCGCGCCGAGGGCTTGCCGTCGAAGAGCCGCCAGCGGTTGGTGGCCCCGATCACCTGCCACTGGACGGGATCGGGATCGTCGATCAGCGGATCGGCGAGGGCCAGCTGCTCGAGGTCCGGATCGTGGCCGAGGTTGCCGTCCTGCAGCGAGCGATAGACGGTATGGCTCGCCCGGCTGATGACGAAGGCGCCGCGGGCGTAGGTCACGTTCGCCTTCCAGACCGGGTGGTCGGTCTCCGGGATCGAAGCGGAGACGAGCTGCGCCTCGCCGATGGGCACGGGCTTCAGGATCTTCATGAGAGGATCTCCGGGAGGGCAGGGCGCCGTGTCATTCGCGCTTCGCGAACGGCGGGGCGGGGTCCCGTCATGCGGCGGGATCGAGGCTCGCCCGCTCCTGCACGGCGAGGAGCCGCGAGGTGAGGCGCGCATTGTTGATGTGGCCCTCGCGCACCGCGGCGATGAGCTGGCCCAGAAGCGCGCGGACCTGCGGGTCGCCGGCGTCGGGCGCGGCCAGCCGATGGCCCTCGGCCGTGGCGGCATAGAGCGCCTCGGCCCGGGTCGCGAAGAGCGACTGGCGGTCGAGATCCTTGAGCGCCGAGGTCAGCGCCTCGGTCTGATCGGTGATGGCCGCCATGGCCGGGGCGAGCTGGATCAGCTTCGCCGCCAGCTCCTCGTCGCCCGCGCCGAAGGCCGCGTCCACGAGATCCCGGAAGGCGGCTTCAGCAGCAGCGAAAGCCGCGGTCTCGGCCTCGAGCGCGGCCGCGTCCGGCGTCTCGGCCGCCTCGAGCGCGCCGATGCGGGCGGCCACCGCGGCCATCGTGTCGGCCGCGGCCTTCCGGGCGCGGCGCAGGTCGTCGAGGTTCTGTCGTGCCATGGGATCCTCTCTTGGCAAGGCTGCATCCGCGCAGCCGAACGGCCCCCGCCACAGGCGGGGGGGGGGAGGGGGGGAAAGGGGAAGGGCGGAGGCCGGCCGTGACCCGGCTGCTCCGAGCATGTCGGTTCAGAGGCGGGTCAGGCTCTTACCGTTCGCAGTGACTGTGGAGAGGAGCGGAGAACGGGCTCGGAGGTAACGTCCCGCCCGAGCCCGAGGGGGCCGCTCATCCGCCTCAGTGCGAGGCGTGCGAGAAGCCGTTCATGATCACCACGCCTCCGACAATCATGGCGATGCCGAGGATTGCCATGGCGTCGAGGGTCTGTCTGAAGATCACGACGCTGACGAGCGCAACCAGCACCGTGCCCAATCCGCCCCAGACGGCATAAGCAATGCCGAGCGGCAGTGTCTTGAGGGCTACGGACAGAAGATAGAATGAGGCGATGTAGAACATCGCCATGATCGCGGTGGGGCCCAGCCTGGTGAACTGGGCAGACTTGTGAAGGAAGCTGGAGCCTGCGACTTCGCAGACGATCGCGCCGCCGAGGGCAAGGTAGGAGACAAGGTTGGGTTGCATGGCAATTGCGCTTTCCCGGCCGCCGTTCCGCGGTCCGTCATAGTGTGAGGATCAGGAAAGGCCGTGAACCACGTCGAAGCGCCTTCCTGATCGGGTCAGGTTTGACGCCGTGGCTGGGAAGAACCCGTCGTACGGGCGCAGGAGACACCACCCTGCAACTCTCTTATCGGCTTGGATTGAGTATAGCTGAACCCGTGCCAACTCAACTGGAATTGCTGACTGCACCTGCCTGCAATGGATAAGGTCCGTCGATCAGCTCCGGGCGACCGCCTTCGCCGCGGCGGCGCGGGCGGCGAAGGCGCGGCTGGGGCTGCGGGGCTTCGGCGCGGTGCGGGCGGTGAGGCGGGCGTAGAAGGCGGCGCGGGTCTCGGTGCGGTCGGCGAGGCCGCGGCGGATGGCCTCGGCGGCGCGGAAGGTCGCGCCGCCGTCCTGCGGATCGTCGGTGACGCTGAGGCGGGCGGCGAGCTCGGCCGCGGGGATGGCGCGGCCGGCGGAGACGGCGGCGTGGAAGGCGGCCTCGGCCTCGTCGAGGCTGCGCTGGAGCTCGGCGCGGCCGGCCTCGGTCGAGGCGTCGGGCCGCTTGGCGCGGGCGTGGCGGGAGCTCATCTCGAAAATCTGCGCACCATTGGCACCGGGCTGGACATGGGCCGCGGCGGTCAGCGCCACGCCGATGGAGCCCGCGACCGCGCCCGGCGTCATCACGATCTCGGACGCCTGCGAGGCGAGCCAGTAGGCCGCCGAGGCGGCGAGCGGCGAGACGAGGGCATGGACCGGCTTCACGGTCGCCGCCGCCGCGATGGCCTCGGCCGCGGCCTCGATCCCGCAGACGAGGCCGCCGGGGCTGTCGATCTCGAGCACGATGGCCGCGGCATCCTCGCTGGCGGCGAGATGGGCGAGGGTCTCGGCGAGGCCGTGATAGGTCGCCCAGCCGAACCAGCGTTCGTACTGCGCCATGTTCGGCGTGAGGATCCCGCGCACCGGTACCACGGCAAGGCCGCGTGCGACGGTGAAGCGGTCGGGGACGGTCGGGCCGGCCGCCGGGGCAGCGACCGCCGCGGCGGGATCGGCCGTGGTTTCCGGGATCGGCATCGCGAGGAGGGGGGCCGCGAGATCCTCGGCCAGCGCCATGGGCTGCAGGGGGCCGAAGAGGCTGGCGAGCGTGCGGGTCATGGGTCTGTCTCCTCGCTGCGGGTCATGTTGGGCGCCGGGTTCAGCCGGTCGCCGCCCTCGATGGGATCGTAGCCGTCGATGCGCCGGGCCTCGTTCGGGGTCAGGATCGGGCCGCCTACCGCCTTGGCGAGCGCCTCGAATCTTTCCTTTGTCGTGGGCCGCAGGAGGGCCCCGAAGTCATGCCGGAAGAAGAGGCCGGCCCGGCGCTCGGCCTCGGTCAGTACCCCGAGCGCGAGCTGGTCCTCGACCTGTTTCGCCCAATGCAGGAGGCAGTCGGTCAGGTAATCGATGGCCTGCTGCTCGCCGTTGGCCTTCACCCCGTATTCCATCATCTGCAGCTTCGCCGGCGGCACCCGGTAGATCGCCGCGATCTGCTCGCGGTCGAACTTGCGGCTGCCGAGGAGCTCCTGATCGGCGGCCTTCATGTCGAGCGTCTTCACATCCTCGCCCTCGCCGAGGATCGGGAAGCCCTCGACCTCCGGCGCGCGGAGGGCCGCGGCCACCCGGCGGGCGCTCCTGACGCGGGCCTCGTCATCCTCGTAATCGTCGCGGAGCCGGATCACGGCGCGGGCGGTGACGCCCGAGGCGGCACGGGCCGCCGACTCCTGGCCTGCGAGAGCGAGGCCCACGCTCTCGGCCGCGACCTCGAGCGGGCTGCGGCCCGTCCAGCCGTCCTCGGCCATGTAGCGCAGATGGATCATGGCCCGGGCCGGCGCGCAGCGGCGGAGGCCCGCACCATCCTCGAAGTCGTAGAACCGGTCCCGGCCGGCGCGGAGCACGCTGCAGCCGGACTGGCGCACGAGATCGATCAGCTCGAGCTCGCCCGCCCCATCGCGCGGCGCCCAGGCGAAGGCATTGCCGCGGAGCGTGAAGGCATAGCCGAGCGCAAACCGGACCACCGAGGCCGCCACGCCCGGCGCGGCTTCCACGTTGAGAAGATAGGGCGCCGCATGATCCCGCACCCGAACCTCGCGGCCGTCGCCGGTGCGCTGGAAGAGCTTCAGCGGCACCTTGGCGAGATCGCCGGCGATGACGGCGCAGCAGGCATAGACCGTGGCACGGCGCTGCGCCACGTCGGCCGAGACGCGGGGCAGGGTGCGGATCCGGCTCGCGCCGCCCGAGCTCCAGCCGACCTCCTGCAGCCAGGGCTTCGGCGCCGCCGTCCCGCTCGCCTCAGCCGCGGCCTGCGGCGCCGTCACCGGCGGCTCGGTGCGGACGGAGGCGCCCGCCATTCGCGAAGCGCCAAATCGGGGCCATCTGCTCATGCCGGTCCTTCCTTCCGCCAGACGATCCTGCAGGGAGCGCCTGTTCGTCGTCTTCCGTGATGCTGGTGAGAGCTGCCGGGGTTCGGAACGGCGTCCGCCCCGAGCCCAAAATTCGGATGCTGCGCGGCGAACAAGCGTCAGAAATCATGTTGCTAGTGATCGAGCCTCAAGGCGATACGCGGGATCATTCAAGAAACTGCGGCTTTGAGGGGTGCAGATCTCGAATAACTGATCTGCGCATCGAAATCGCCAGCCTGTCATGAAAGATGTCCAGTGCTGCTTCAGCCTCTTTCGTAGAAAGCCAGCCGTCGTCAATTCGCCAACGGCGAAAGAACACCCAATCTAGTGCGTCTCTGCGTAAGAATTCGAGAGAGCGTTGAGCTCGCTCTCTGGTTGGCGCCTCACCCAATCGCGCCTGCGGCCCGTACTTTTCTTGGACTTCAGCGAGCTTCTTCTCATGCCGAGCTATCAGCTCGTCAATGTTTTCTTCGCTGATCTGAGTTAACTCCGAAATCTCTTCCGCTATGTCATCGGGAATGGTAGCTATCGCTTTTTGCGCAGCATCCAAGAAACGTGCGTCGCGCAGAAACTCCAAGGATCAGTTCTTCGGCGAAGTTCTCCACAGAATGAACTCCGCCTGTCGCGTCCAGCCGCCGCTCGAGACAAGGCCAAGTAGCTCAAGCAATGGCAAAACGTCAGCTTGGCACAATGCGCAGCCCAGTCCAAAGCGAGCTCTAATATTTGGGGCCGGAAGCGATGCTGGGTCTTTCATCGCAATCGCAAAGCCGCTTCCTATGCGAGTTGGCGGTAGGCTTCCGTCTGGCAAGCGGAATGACAGCTTATTTCTCTGGTTTGCAAGCCAAAGAACGGAGATGCAGATGTCATCCCATCGCGGCATAGTCGCAGGCAGTTCAGGAACGACTTTAGGTGTTGCACCCCAGTCTGTTGCATCTGCAAAGCCAAGCTTGACCAAGGCCATGCATCCGATCTCGAAGGCTGTAGAAGCCATGTCATTCCAGCCCGGCCGGCCCGTAGCCTTAGGTAAAGTTGCTTCCAGAAAATGGGCGACGTCGTTGCGCCAGTTTTGATGGGCGTTGCGCATGGGCAGTCTCGGATAGGGCTTGCGTACTGTGTGTATGGCCGGTGGCATAGCAAACAGCAACTCTGCCTATCTTGCGTTTTCAAGAGCGAAGTAAATCCACGACGCGGTCATTGGAGCAAACGCAGCGAATGGCGCTTCGCCCGCACTGCCGACCCCAACGAAGAGCAATGCCGGAGGCCTCCGCTCACGCCGTCTCCACCTCGCGTGCGCGGCGGCGGCCTTCGGCGGCTTCGGCGCGCCCCAAGGCCATGATCGCGGCCACTGCCGGGTCGATCCGGCCCTTCGAGCGCGCCTTGTTCGGCTTGATGTTCTCGGCCGCATCCTCGTCGCGGTGGACGTTGCCCACCGCCCAGGCCAGCACCGGATTGCCCGCGTGCCGGATCCGGCCCTTCGCCACCGCCTCCTCGAACCGCTTCATCGGCGAGGACATCGAGCCGTAGCCCTGCCCGTGCTCGACCAGCGGGAAGCGGCGTTTGAGCAGCTCCTTCGCCATGTATTTCATGCCCCAGCGGTCGTAGGCGAGCTCGCGGAGGTCGAACCGCGCCCGGATCGTCTCGAGCCGCTCGATCACCTGATCCTCGTCGATCACGCCCCCCGAATGGACCTCGAGCCAGCCCGCATCGCGCCAGGCGACATATTCGCGCTTCTCCTTCTGGGCGCGCGCGATGAAGCCTTTCGGACCCTCGGGCAGGAAGGAATAGGCCAGGAGATAGATCTGGCCGTCCTTCGGCACGGCGACCGAGATCGCGGTGAGGTCGGTGGTCTTCGACAGGTCCAGCCCGACCCAGGCGGGCAGCCCGTAGAGCGACCGCGGATCGAAGGGCTCGGCGCCCCGGTCCCAGACGTCGCGGGCGATCCAGGTCTGCGCACCTTCCGTCCAGAGGTTCATGTGCAGCCGGCGGAAGTTCGGCATCTTGCCCGAGATCACCGTGGCCTCGCGATACATCTCGCCGAACCGCTCCTCCGAGAAGGCCACCCCGAGGTTCGGGTTCGCCATCTTCCAGAAGCGCGGATCGGCCACGTCGCAGTCGGGCGGCGGCTCCGCCACATATGCCGCGATGCGCGAGCGGGGCGCGAGCCTGTCGCGGATCGCGCGCAGCTTCGCGCGCTCCGAGGCCCATGTCGAGCGGCGACTGAAGCTCGCGGACCTGCCGGCCGAGGCGCTGGCGGCGCTCCGCGCGAACGAGATCTCGCTCGAGATGGCGAAGGCGCTGACGCTCGCGCCGAGCGGCGAGCGCTGCCTCGAAGTTCTCACGTCGGTGCGCGGCCGCGACGTGCGGCCGGAGCAGGTCCGGCGCGAACTCACGCCCGGCACCGTGCCCTCGACCGACCGGCGCGTCCTCTTCGTGGGGCTCGAGGCTTACCTTGCCGCCGGCGGAACCTCTCAGCGCGATCTCTTCGCCGACCGGACGCTTCTGGAGGACGAGGCGCTCCTCGACCGGCTCTTTGCCGAGAAGGGCGCGGCGGAGGCCGAGCGGATCCGTGCGGAAGAGGGCTGGGAATGGGCGACATGGGTGCCGGAGGAATATGTCTCCTGGACCGTCACGCAGAAGCTGGTGCGGCTCTACCCGAGACCGGGGAAGCTCTCGGACGGAGAGGAAGCGGAGCTCGCGGCGCTCGAGGAGCGCGAGGCCGAGGACGCCCTCGACGAGGCCGGCCGCGCGCGCATGGCCGAGCTCGAGGCCCGGCGCGAAGGCGGTTTCACCGACGCGCAGCGCGCCTCGGCCGGGATCTTCGTCTATTGCAGCAGCCGGGACGGGCTCTCGGTCGAGCGGGCCTATCAGCAGCCGCGGGCGGTTCCGCGCGGCGCGGCCGAGGCGGCACCCGACCTGCCGCAGTCGCTGATCGAGGATCTGCACCGGATCCGGCTCGGGGCGCTGCAGGCGCGGCTGATGGACCAGTCCGAGCTCATGCTCGACCTGCTGGCCTTCTCGCTCGGCGGCGGCCTGCGCCCCTGGGCGCGCCCGCTCGCGATCTCGTCGACCGATCAGCCCATCGTGCCGGAGAAGGGCGAGGGCATCAGCTACCCGCCGCGGCTGGCGGCACGGCTCGAGCCGAACACGAGCCTCGGGCCTGACGGCACCTTGGCCGAGTTCGAGGCCTTCCGGGCGCAGGGGAAGAAACACCGCAACCAGATCCTGACCGAGGCGCTGGCGCGGACCTTCTGCACCGGCAGCTCCGGCCTCTCGGCGGCGCTTGCGCGGCAGCTCGGGGTCGAGGTGCGCCGGATCTGGACGCCGACCGCGCAGGGCTTCCTCGGGCGCTGCAGCGCGGGCTATCTCGACCGGCTCTGGAGCGAGCTCGTGCCGACGGCCGAGGCGGATCCGACCTTCCAGAAGCTGAAGAAGGGGGAGAAGGCCAAGCGCCTCGAGGCGCTCTTCGCCGACCCCGCCACGCGCGAGGTCCTCGGCCTCAGCCGCGAGGACTGCGCGAAGATCGACGCGTGGGTGCCGGCGGAGCTCGGCTGGCCGGAGGGGGAGGAATGAGCGGTCCAGACAAGGCCGCAGCCATGCGGCGGGCGAGGGCGGGCCGATGAGCGCCCCGTTTCGCCACGAAGATCCGGTGCTTGATTTCGTGCGCACCTTGGCCCGCAGCTACGCCGCGCGGCATCATGCAGAGGGACAGGAGAGAGAATCAGGATGCACGGCAGGCGCGCCGCAATCTACGCCCGCTACTCGACGGAGCTCCAGGACGGACGATCCATTGACGATCAGGTGGCGCTCTGCCGCGAGCACGCCGCGCGGAGCGGGCTGACCGTCGTCGCGACCTATGACGACCGTGCGAAGACCTCGGCGAGCATCTTCGGCCGCGACGGGCTCGCGCGCATGATGGAGCAGGCGCGGGCCCGCCAGTTCGACGTCGTGATCGTGGAGGCGCTCGACCGGCTGAGCCGCGACCAGGAGGATCTGGCGCATATCCACAAGCGGCTGAGCTTCGCCCGGATCGACATCCTGACAGTGCATGAGGGCGTGGCGGATTCGGTGTCGGTGGGCCTGCGGGGGCTCATGGGCACGATGTTCCTCGAGGCGCTGAAGGCCAAGACGCGCCGGGGTCTCGCCGGCGTGATCCGCGACGGTCGCCACGCCGGCGGGCAGACCTACGGCTATCGCGGCGTCCCGGGCGAGCCGGGAAAGCGCGAGATCGTGGCGCACGAGGCCGAGATCATCCGGGAGATCTTCGCGGCCTATGTGGAGGGGAAGAGCCCGCGGACCATCGCGGGCGAGCTCAATGCGCGAGGAATCGCCGCCCCGCGCGGGCCAAAGTGGAACGCTTCGACGCTGAACGGCAACCCGCAGCGCGGCTACGGCATCCTGCGCAACCCGATGTATGACGGCCGTCTGGTGTGGAACCGCGTCACCATGGTGCGCGATCCGGACACCGGACGGCGCGTGAACCGCGAAAACCCGCTGGATGCGCGGCAGGAGGTCGAGGCCGAGCATCTGCGCATCGTGCCCCGGCCGCTCTTCGAGGCCGCTGTCCGACGCCACGCGCAGCAGGCCGAGGCTGTGCGGACGGGTAAGATCACCAAGGCGCCGCCTCGGCCTTTCTCAGGCCTGATCCGCTGCGCCTGCTGCGGAGGCGGCATGAGCATCCACGACCGTTGCGGCGAGGCCATCCGGATCCGGTGCAGCACGGCGAACGAGAGCGGAAGCTGCGAGAACAAGGCGCGCTATCGGCTCGAGAAGATCGAGGAGGCGATCTTCCTTCGCCTTCGGGCGCAACTCGACCGCCCGGACTATCTGAAGGAGTTCGTCCGGGTCTATGCCGAGGAGCGCCGGCGCCTGACGGAGACGGCGCGCCGCGACCGGGCTCAGCTGGAACGGGCCGCGGCGGACAGCCGGGCCCGCTACATGCGGCTGGTCGACATGATGGCGCGCGGACTGATCGAGGGCGAGGAAGCCGACGCCCGGGTGCTGCAGGCCAAGCAGGCCGCAGAAATCGCGCGGAGCGAGCTTGAGATCGCCGCGAGCGAGGACAATGTGGTGGAGCTGCACCCGCAGGCGACGGCCGCCTATACCCGCGCCATCGCCGATCTTTCGGCCGCGCTGCAGCGGGGCGACGGCACGTTCGACGCGACCTCGGTCGAGGCCCTGCGTCGGATCATCACCGAGATCACTGTCCATCCCAAGGATGAGACCGGCGACGTCCTGGTCGAGGTCCGCGGCAACATGGAGCGGCTGCTCGGCATCGACCAACAGATTGTGGGGGGTCCGATGGTGGCGAGGGGGGGACTTGAACCCCCGACCCCACGATTATGA